TTGCTGTTGATGCCCCTGATTCTACCTGCGTTAATGCCGATACCAGCACGTTGTGCGACATATTTGCCAATAGCCATATCACTGCTAAAGATACTATCGAGGGTGTCATCAATATCAACCAGAACACAAGATGCAAATTGACGAATGGGTGTCCTGACCCCTGCCATGATGGGGGTTGGGATGTTGATTCTGTGCCTACTGATTGCGTCGTAGTATCGTCTGACATAATTTAACCTCGTTTGTTTTGGATATTCTGCAAAGATCGTCAATGCGATCATCATGTACATAAACTGAGGTGTTTCATAAACCTCACCAGTACTTCGGTCTTGTACCAGGTATTTATCTACGACCTGCCTAAGACCAGCATATGTAAAAAGAAAATCTCTATTATGATCAATGTATCCATTTGCTTTCTCGATATCCTCCTTGGAATACTTTGAATAAATGTCAGCATCATAAACCTCTTGATTAACACATGTAACAATATGATCCTCTAAAAGAGGCATATCTCTTGATCTACCATACAAACTCTTTCTTATTGAAAATAATAAGAGTCGTGCAGAAACAAATTGGTAGTTAGGATGATCCAAATCAATGAGATCACTAGCAGACTTAATAAGGATCTCTTGTATTTCAGCAGTCGTGATACCGTCATAGAATTGAATCCCCGATTGTATTTCTACTTGACTTGCAGAGACCCCTGCAATGCCCTTGGTTGCTTCTTCAACCATCTTATGCATCTTTTCAAGGTTAAGGGCCTCAGTCCCTCTTCCATTTCTCTTTTTAACTTTAATGCCGTTGCTCATATGCGTTTCCAAGTGTTAAATTGAAGTTTTGCTTTTAGTCCATCATATACATTTGATTCTACTATAGTCTGAACATCATGTCCAGCAAGAACCATATCATTTATGTCTTTTTCTTTTATGTTTGTAGGCCAGATGACGACCTTATCACCTCTGTCGATGGTGTTGGAGATCCTTGACGTAATTTCTGTAGACCTCGGTTCGTTATCATAAACCCAAACAGGAGTGCTAACACCCCACTTCCCAACATCACCGTCTGCACCGCACATAGCGATGCTATTGCGAATGAACGTGCTGTCGAACGGTCCTTCTGTAATATAGACTGGAGTTCCTCCTCTGATTTGATCCAGTCCGTAGATCTTTGGTGAGTCATCATGAAACATTACGGTGAGATATTTAGGTTGGATCCAAGGGTCTAAACTTCGACCTTGAAATCCAATAAGGGTATCCTCATAAAAGAGAGGAATTATAATTCTAGCATGATCTTTATCAATATTGTCAAATGTTTTCTTTTGTGAATTTGTCCATGCCTTAAACTTATCAGTATAATAAAAGTTAATAGGATTTATCTTTCTCTTCTTAAGATAATCACTGGCTCGTGGGATCTCAGATGCTTTGGGAAGATTGACTTTAGGTTTAAATTTAGGAGGTTCAAATTTAAATTCAGGTTCTTCTACAACCGTACCTCTCCCAGTACTCCCTTGCTTAAATCTTTCAAAAATATATTGTTTATGAGCAACAGGATCTATCTTCTTTAAAAAACTACTGAACGTCATAGATGCTCCACAATTATGGCATCTAAAATTCATATCTGCTTTTACAGCATACAAATATCCTCTTGTCTTACTCTGAGTCTTCTTAGAATCCCCACAAATAGGACAACGAAAATTATATAAATCTGTTTTAACCTTCTTAAACTTCTGAAGACGGGATGAAACCAATCCAATATATTTGGAATCAACCAGATTCATTACAAGAGTTTATATTTCCTGTATTATAGTAGAAGGTGTCTCTGATGTCAATATTGTTCCAACAACTCTTTGCCCAATAGGAGATACAACGAAACTAATGATGGCAATAGCACCAGCAATAGTCCACATTTTCTTCTCTATTGTCCTCAATCTCTCATCTACCTTGCGAATATCTCTCTCACATCCTGCTTTAATCTCCGCACTTTGACGGTTGACCTCTCTATGAACCGATTGAATTTTCTCAAATAATACTGCATCTATCCTATCCTGTTTGTCTAATTTTTCATCATGGACAGCAAGCATCTGTCCCATCTTAACTGAATTATCCTGAAGAGTTTCAATGACTCTCTCCAGTCTATCTAACATAGCTTCACTTGGTCTCATTTTTTCCTCAGAGATCTTGACCAAGTACCTAAAGTTTTCTTTCTTTTCATAACCTTGCCCATTACAGGAGTAAACCCTGCTCTTGGACCTTTTGCGGGAGCATCTGCACCAAAACCACCCTGACCCCCAGGAGGATTGGCAGTCATCATCTCTTCTCTTATTATAGCAATGATTCTATTAAGTTTTGTCCTTTCCATCATAGATTCTTCCTAGTTCTGAAAGACAATATTCATCAATTCCTACATCATGAATAAAACATTTAGGATATTCGGGCAATTTATCTAAGAAAACAACGAATGTTTTCATAACTTCCCACATCTCCTTTTCAATTTTATAAAACAACATAGCAGTTGTTCCCTCACCAAAAATATTATAGAGAATAATAAAATGATTAAGAAGAAGGTGAGCTTTGAGCTCACCTGTATTCCTGTATCTTTTTAATAATCTCTTGATGTACTTAAAGTGATTTAAGTCCTTTTCAAAATCTTCTTTGGTTACTGCTTGGGGATTTTCGTAATGTTTAATAGCAAATAACAGAAAGTTTTCTGAAGTCAATTCAGTGAAAATCATATCATATTATGCGATTAAGAAGTAACTGAAATGGTTGTAGTTCCTAGACCAACTACACCAGCACCATCAATGGTTCCTCCAGCATTTGGTTCAAAAGATCCACTCATGAACGTACCAGCACCACCAACCTGTCGGATGATATTAGCAGAGTTACCTCTGAATACCTTGGTAGCAGCATCTCCATAGAAGGATGTAACTGTTCCAACCACACCTGCTTCTATATCAATGAATAGTTTTGTCTCATCCGTTCTATTACTGAATGTAACCGTAGCACCACTACCCGCAAGGGCTTGTCCTGCCATTGTCATTCCAAGACCAACAGTAACAGATGTAGAACCAACAGCAATGATTGGAGCATTAGTTATTGCTACACCAACATTAGAGTCAACTGTGATAGAACTTGCGGTAGAAACACCATCTAAGTTAGTAACATAGTAGACAGTAGATCCAATACCAGTAGCACCAGTATTTGCAAACGCAATATCAGTTACAGTGAAGTCGTAATTAGCACTTAGAACTGTACTTGGAGCAGTAAGGGCAAATGATATTCTGTTACTTATCTGACCATCAAAATTGGTATACTCAACAATACCCTCTGTATTTGCAAAGGCAACAATTGGAGCACCATAAGTTGCTGAAGTTGCGTAACCAATAATTCTTGTACTTTCATTCTCACCATTTACATCGAATGTACGAACCTTGATAGTAGCACCAGTACCACAGAAAACATTTTCGTTATATACTAAGTGAACATTAACATCAGCCTCTGTAGCAACAGCAGTTGTACCACCAGCACTAACACTAATAGGGTTATTTTTATTAGGATCCTCAAAGAAGATTGCTACTGGGGTTGCAGTGCCTAATCCAGTCATGTTCTGATCTGTAGCACCATATCCAGTTGTGTTAAGACCTGCTACAGGTGCAATAACTTCATCGTAGAAAACAGTAGATAAACCTGATTGCTCATCAGTTTGATAACGTCTATATATCCATCCACGCTCATCTGCGAAACAGTTGTGTGGAGTAAAACTCCTATCACTATCATTGAACCACTTAGGAATCGCATAGTTGTTATCAGCTGCTTCCTGCGTGGTAGAAATACCCCAGAGTGCCATTCTTTTACCCTATCTAATTTGTTCGTAAAAATATTTATAAAAACCAGAGACCCAAGATTTTGATCTAAACAGCCCCCAATTTCATTGCTTTTTTGATCTTTGCAACAAGTGCATCATCAATATCATTATCAGTAGATTTGGAATACTCTTCCATCATCTCAACAGCAAACACTTTCATCTGCTTCTTAAACACCTTCCTCACAAGCATGAGAAGAAAGGGTTTAAGTAATAAGAATAGTAAACTCATAGAATTACTTTCTTATCCGCAAAATGCTTTTCTGCTGCTTTTACATAGTCACCAATGTTATGATCTGTAACACCATCCAATCTAGTTTCTTCAATGTCTTCTAACTGAATCTTATGATGAGGATGAACATATCCAACCAACCAAGGAGGTGTATTAGGAACAATATCATTTCCATGAACGAAACGATACTGTTCTAAACCTTCCAATCTCTTTCTAAGTCTACGTCCACCTGGTCTTGGAGCTCCAGCAGTAACAAGTGCAATGTTTTTATTACCAGATTCCCATAGTAAGTCTGCGATTAGCGTAGCAGTAGCACCACCAAGTGAATGGCCTGTAATAATAAGTTTCTTTTTAGGATCTAATCCCTCATAATCAACTACTAGTTTTGCTAGTGTTCTATTACAATTGTTCTTAAATCCTCTATGGCAATCATCTCTTCTGATTAGAAACTTAAGATTAGTTACCCAATCAGTGGTTTCTTTTGTACCTTCTACCGCAAGTATAGTGTGTCCTGTGATCTTTCTACTTACGAGGTAATCTTCTGAGTGAGGATATACATCTCGACAACACCTTAATGCTTCGAGAATTACTTCATTTGAAAGAGTTCTCGTGCAACTCATTTTAATATAGCAACTAATCTATATATACATTTCTCATAAAATCTTTATACGAAATCCCCTCTTTTATTGCAGGTTTGTCATGCTTTTTCTTACTACCAATTTTCTTTTTAAGTTTTTCATAATCATCTGATTCATTTACATCCCCACCACTGTCACCCTTATGGAGAGTTTTATAACGATGTGCCATAGCCTTCTTATTCTTCTTCTTCCAATCCTTATCACCAGCATAAGCATTTCCAAAAAGATTATTATCCTTCATGGTTGTTGCTTCATTTCTCATTTTTTTCTTTGCCTTAATCTGCCTCATTAAATCCTTATAATCAATCTCAGTTCTTCTTGCCCTAGCACTATCCCAATCTTTAGGATCCTTACTTTGATCAAGCACCGATGCTTTCTTTAATTTCTTACTATCCTTTACACTCAAAGATTCTTCTTGATACTTCTTATACTTCTTATCAGTACCAGGTTTATAATGTGGTTTGTCACCTTTCTTCTTCATAGACCACATCAACTTAAACATATCCGCAGTCTTTTCCTTCTTGGTTGTACTACCAGGCAATCCTTTAAATCTACCATCATCCAGTGCTCTCTTGAAGGCAGCAGCAGTTCCACCAATCTTTGACTTAGGTTTCCAAGGTTTAGTTTTTTCTTTCTCTGCCTTCGTATGACCCCAACCAGGAGGGGATACTTCCTGAATATCTTGTGCAAAATCCTTAGCAACTTTCTTACTGATACCCTTTTTCTTTCTCTCCTCTGGATTAGACAAGAGATAACCGAAATATTTTTGTTGCTTCTTAGAGACGGCTGGCATTTTCAGATCCTCCCTCAAAGTCATGAATACTTTCCGATCCACCTATCGCAAAAGGATTATACTTTGCTCTTGCTAATCTATATGCTTTTTCGTGCATAGTTACAATTTCCTCTGCACTCTTTTCAAATTCAGGGGTATATTCATGACGTGAAGCATAAGCATCTGCTATCTCTTCTTCAGGTCTTGGATTTTCGTCAGTTGCAATTGGCATAACATCATGTGGGTGAGGTTTACTGAACCATTCATCATAAGGCATTTCAGGTAAAGGCATCATTAACCCTTTGGATAACGACCTTGTGATGGGTCTTTCGCACGTTCTGCTGCATTTTCTGCATCAACTTTTGCTTGATGAGCACGAGCCTTTGCTTTATCAGCAGCACTTTGTGGTTTAATTTTATCACGCTTTGTCAATACTCCATCACCATACTTCTTCTTAAGTTTAGAAACGACATAATCATAGGCCTTGTCTTCCTTATTAAAAGGTCTAAATGCTGCCTTACGTGTTGCTCTGTTAACTTCCTTGGCACTATCCACCCCATCTCTAGGTTCCACTAAATTATTTGGATTTTTCTTTGCTTCCATCTCAACATAGGCTGACTTGTCACCTTTGATCTTCTTATCTCCACGATCAGATCTATGGAGTGCTCTCCTTAGTTTACCATGACCAGCAACATTGTGACTGACACCAAACTTACGAACGTTTCTATCCTTCTCCTTCTGTTCTGGTGACTTACCTGCATCTACCTTTGCTTCTAATTGAACTTCTTCATAAGCATATCTGTCATCAGACTTGCTGGTATCACCCTTTCTCTTTGCTATATCCTTTGCAGTTTGTAGCATAGAATCTGCTGCTTGATTCTTTACAGAACCAGGTCCACGATCCTTCTTAGCAGCCTTCTCAAATCTTTTTCTAACTTTAGGATCTCTCTTAAATGCTGTTAATACTTCTCCTGTTTTCTTCTTTTCATAGGTAGTTTCTCTTATATCATCAGGAACATTATCCTCACTACCAGAAACATACTTAGCATGTGCCTTTCTTGCTAACTTTCTCTTTGCTCTTGCACCAGCATCCATTGCTTTTTCAGCTTTCTTCTCTTTCTTCTTTCTAGCAACACTCTTTATCATCTTCATTACACCTTCAACCAACTCACCGTCTGGTTCATGTGATGCCATGATACCAGTAGCACCACCTCTTACTGCTCTCATCTTGGTCATGAGAACACGTTTCTTCAACATGTTCTCTTTATCTTGAGCCTGTTTCAGTTTAGGATCTTCCTTTTTAGGTTCCTCTGCAGGTGATGCCTGTTCTAAAAATTGATAAAGTGTCTTCATCTTACGTTAGCAGCATACCATCTTTCAAACTCTTCCCGATCCTTATTTCCTCTTGGTGGCATTTTACGACGTGCCTGTCCACGAATTGCTTCACCCTTTTTCGCTGCGGCACGTTCCTTTCTTTCACCTTCTTCAGGATTACGTTGATAACCTTCGTCAAATTGAATCCACGCCATGTTGCGATCATCTTCCACTATCATAAGATAAATCATTTCTTCAATGTCTTCTTTCTTCATTGAAGCAAAGGTCTGAGCAAGATTTGCTTGACGTTCTGTACGGGTGCTGTACTTAGACTTGTTAGCATCAACATGCTTTGCAAACTGCTGAACACTCATACCTGCTGCTTTTGCCTTACGGGTAAATGCACCTGGTCTCTTAACTGCACCTTGAATCCAATCTTTTGCTTCCTTTACACCAAACTTATAACCTTTATAATTTGGAGTATCCACCTTATCTGCCTTAGCAACATCCTTACCCTTTAAAGTTTTACCTGCTTTTGAAAGATCCTTAAGTTCTTTACTTACTACACCTTCTGCTGCGTAAGAATCCTTTATGTAAGCATGTGTTTCACTCTTCTTACCTTCTTTCTCCCTAGTAGATCCCTTAGCATGTTTCCAACGGTGACCTGACTTCTGTGCATCTTCTGCTCCCTTGTCACGTTGCCACTTAGCATAGTCACGTTCTCTCTTAGCTTGCTTCTTCTTACCATGCATACTGTCATAGGTAGCATCTCTCGTACCTTTCCTTGCCTTATCAAAAGCAATAACTGCCTTTACCTGATCAGGAGTGTCCTTATCTTTTTTCTCTTGAAGATCTACTTCGGTCTCAGAAATTACTTGACCACCAATCTCAGCAACTGCTTCACTCATCTTAGGGTTGATAATTACCTTATTCTTAATACCCTTCTTCTCAGTTACTTCCTTTTCTGATTCAACATCAGTAATAGGATGAGCACTTACAATCTCTCTAAGATCATCTCTCCAACTTGAGAAAGATTCTTTTTTCATATGATCAGCAGCCTTATAACCTTTTACACCTGCTTTATAATTTTGATATGCCTTAGTGTTTGCTTTCTTATCTGCATTAGTAACAGTTAATGGAGCACCAGCAAGATTATCTTTCTTACGACGTTCTGCTTCTACTTGTGCAGGAGTCTTTCCATACACTGCTTCTTTTACTTCACCCTTCTCGTATCCTTTTCCATCACCATCATCATCCCACCATCTCTTTTTCTTCTTACCATTTTTACCATTCTTGTTTGGTGCTCCTGCTAGATCATCATCCTTTTTCTTTTTCTCTTCCATATCAGCAGGATTTAAGGAATTACCCTTCTTATCATACCCATAATCCTTATCCTCTTTACTTAAATTCGCCATAGTCTTCATTTGAAGGTTAAGTTCACCCTCCCATCGCTTCACTTCGGTCTCTTCTTCCTTCTTGTTCATCTTAGCAATAGTATCCAAATATGTTCTGGATATATCATTCAACGGATTTAAAGTTGACATGGCAAGCTTTTAACTCTTCTTTTTCTTATATTTATTTATAAACTGTCTACCCCATGCTGGTTTGGATTGACCAGGAACCATTGTTTCTGCATACTTTTTATAAGCATCTGTACCAATTAACCTTTGATCTGACGGAACTCCCGATGGATTTACTGCTTCCATCACGTCTTTTACCCATGATTTGAACATATAATTCTCTTTTGTCACACATATAAGGTGATTTGTACCTCTACGGATGATTTCACCTATCAATCCTGTGTTTAAATTCTCTACAATATCTCCTATCTTATAGATTAATCCCTGTATATAATTCTCTCTTAGTCCTTTTCTATCTAAACTTGGTGCAATTTCCCATAAATCATAAGACTCTTTTACTTTCTTCTTCTTTTGCTTCATTCCAGTGCGAACAGCATCAAAAACTGCTTGTGCATCCGCATCTTTCAATCCTTTTGGGGTTCCTCTCTTAAAAGCATCAAAATCATCGTCTTGAACTGCCTTTCTCATCTTAGATGCAGACATTCCTTCCACTCCTTCAGCATCAGAATCCCTTACACCAGCTGAAATTACCCTAATTAAGTCGAAATTATAGAGTTCTCCGTTGTATTTTTGTGCTAAGTTCTCAAATTCTGCCTGTCTGTCTGCTCCTACAATGATATTTACGTTCTTAAATCCATCTGCTTCTGCGGTTTTAAGCACATCAAAGATAGTTTTCATTTCACCATCATTAATAATCTCTTCCTCATAATCAGGGAACATTTTTTTCATATAAGAGACCTTCATGTCAGGATCAAGAGGATTTTTCTTCGGATCCTGTGATCTTGAGGGATAAATCTTAAGTGCTCCACCTGCTGCTGCCTTTCTTGCTGCTCCTAATAGTTTTTCATGACCTACAGTTGGAGGATTAAACCTACCAAATGCTGTTGTAAGGGTCTCACCTTCACCTTTTTCTCCTTTTTCCTCTGGTTTTTTCTGTAAAGGTGCTCCTGCAAGGTCATCATCCTTCCTACGCTTTGCTTCAATCGCTTCTGGCGATCTTGCCATCTTCTTCGCATTTACAGGAAGATGTGATGGACGGCCTGGAGTCTGATCTGGATCTTTTCCTGGTCTCTGATTCTTATTGAAAAATCTTAACTTATCTCCTTCTGTTTTTGCTACAAATTCTCCACTACGATCCAACCAACCACCGTGGCCATCGCTCTTGAGTCCCAATTTAAGTGCTTGTTCTCTCGCCTTGGACTGCGTTTCGGTTAAAAATTGGAATAAAGTCTTCATATAACTTACTGTTATACTATATTTAGCATTTTACTAATGTAATATTTCACTACACCCACCTTCTTTCATGAGTGCTTGAAATTCTTTTGTCATGGTAGCAAAAAATTGTGGCATAGCCGTAAAAGAACCTTTATATCTTAACTCAATATCAAGAATAGGTGTGTCCCCTTTTTTTAGAATAAAAAATACCTTCGCTGCTTTACTATTTGCTTTAAAAGTTTTAGATTTATCTATCTCAATACTAGACTTCTTCTTTGCCAGAATAGCAATAGCACACATAATAGTATGAATATCATAAACAGAAGCATCAGAAATATTAGCAGTTTTAGTTGATTCTTTAAAACTTCCCACCCCCTCTATAACATAAAATCCAAACTCATTCTTTTCCCAATCCAAAAGATTAAGAAGTTTTGTTTTTAATACTCTGGCTAATAAAGTATCGGCAAGTTTATCTCTTACTTCCTCCACATTCATAGCATCATAAAAAGATTGATATAAAGGACTTAACTTACCCCCACTGCTGACCAATGAACTATTAATCTGTTTTCTAAATGCACTATCAGCACTTTTATTCCCAACTGATTTAGCGGCACTACCTTCAGTAAGGATTGTATCTTCATCCTTTAAGTTAATTAAGGGAACCACCTCATTTACTATCTCATTTTTAACCTTTTTAGTTTTAGTTGTAACAACTTTCATACTCCATAAAGTCTGAGCATCAGCATCACTTGTCTCTGGTTTTAATTTTTCTATAGATTTATTACCCGTAATTCTAGCGAAATTAGCAAGTGGTCCTTTACCAGTAGATGCTTTTTTAATCTCGGTGGCAAAAAATCTTTTACGTTCTTTATCTAATTTTTTTCTTAATTCTAAAAATTCTGGCCCTGTCACAAATTTAGAAAAAGCATTATTAATCATCGTAGGACTAGGAGCATCTGCTTTCCTTTTCTTTTTTAGAGAAACTCCAACATATTGATTAGGAGGATAAAATAAAATAAGGTCAGAAGAATTATAATCTGCCATTCCAAAAGCATCTACCTTGAACTCTTCTACATCTTTATGCCATCTATTTCCCGTCAAATAAACTGCTTTGGGAATATCACTTTTAACATCCTTCCTTGTAGCAAGAACAGCAGAAATAGCACCAGCTAAGTCATCATAAACATCACCTTTTTTCTTCTCAGTAGCACTACTTATATCAAGTGCTGCTGCTAATCCATTTCTTGTTTGAGTTCCCTTCTCTTTAATATCTTTACTCTCTTTCAACATATTAACGGACATATTATAAAGATCTAAAAACTTTTGACCACCATTCTTAGCTTCCTTTAAAGTAGAGGTATCTATTAAAGATAACCCTGCATATAATCCTTCCGACGGTTCGTATGCCATCTAACCAAACTTTCTAGTTATTTATTAGACCCACCTTGTAACTGTAAGTTCAATAGTATTATCCTCCATCTCCCACTCTTCTTCTACTTGAAATCCCATTTCCTTAACAGTATTATGCACTGTCATTCTTGCATACTGCTGATTAACCTTATCCATAAACCTCTCTACAGGAATAGGTTGGTTCCATGTTTCAAGATCTGCTACTAATTCATACTCACCTGTCATTGGATTCATACGGAAACCAATATCATTTCCTATAGAAACATCTACCTTTACCTTTTCATGTTGATGATCAATAGGATTAACCAACTCTTGATCCTCCTTTACATCATATTGTAGAAGTTCTAAAGCCTCAACTAGTTGAGGTTTGTTCCTCAATTTGGTCTTGATTGTACTGAAGTGCGACATTGTTTGAGTAAAATTCGGGTTTAAATTGACGAGTTTCTAATTCTCCAAGTTTATTATCTATTTCTCTGGTGAGTTCTACACACTCATTAGATGTTGCTCCGATAACTTCTTCAGTTACTCTACCATCTTGTCGGATAGTAAACTTAAGTGTTTGTTGTCTTGTCATAGGTCTCCCTCGGCACGATTTTCTGAATGATGAACATCAAACTCACCACCAGGATATCTTTTCTTTAATTTATCTACATTCATCTCAATGATTTCATCAAAGTCAGTATCAAGTGCCATACAAGCCTGTGCAACATACCACATGATGTCTCCAAGTTCTCTCTTCATATGAAATACATTCTCTTCATTAAGTGGTTTACCCTGAAACGTCATCTTCTTAACTACCTCAGTGAACTCACCACCTTCAGCACATATACCAAGAGCAGCAGTTAACAATCTTTCAATAGGAAGTCCTTGTGAATGTAAATCAAAACATCTTTTATTGAAATACATATACTCATTAGATTCTTGAGATGTTACTGCGTCTACAAACTCAGTATACTTTTTGGTGTCAACAGTCATTAGAATTTAAAGTCGCTAAATGATTTTTTAGTTTTTTTCTCTTCTGGATTATACTCTTCTTCTTGTCCACTGTCAATAATATCTTCTTGTGCTTTTTGTTCACAATCATATAATCTCATTTTGGCCCTATCAATACCAACAACAAATCTTTTATTCATTGTAGGATCATTATATCTATTCTTCAATTGCTTTACCATTATTTGACTTAAACCCTCCAACTCTTCTGTAGAAATAAGGGCAAACATAAGGTCAGCAGTAGCAGGGAGTCCAAAAGACTCAGAGGTGTCAGTAAGGTCCACATCAGAACTAGCAAAGCCGCTACGAGTAGTTTGAGTGGCAGATACAATCGGAAGGTTCGCCTCAACTGCGAGACCCCTAAGTTCTTCTGCGATTGCTTTGATGTAGGAGTAGGAGTTGACGTTACTTCCTGCTCTGTATCGTGATGAGGCACAGATATTCAAGTAATCTATGAATATTATATCAGGTTTGAATGACTTTTTCAATGCTAACTCATTGAGCAATGATTTAAAATGTCCTGAGTGAGCAGAAGCAGTAGGATACTCTTTAATGATAAGAGTTCCTTGGGTTTTTTTTGCAAGACTTTCTACCTTTGTATCAAACATAGGTTTAGGTAGATCAGTTATGTCTTGTATATTGACATTAAGTAAATTAGCATCGATCCTCTCCGCAATCTTTTCCTCTGCCATTTCGAGAGTGATGTAGAGGACATTCTTCCCTTGGAGGAGGACACTGCTAGCCACATGACACATGAAAAGAGACTTTCCAACCCCTGTGCCAGCAAGAGCAATGTTGAGAGTTTTATTCGGGAGACCTCCTTTCGTAATTTTATCGAAGTATTCAAGGTCGAACGGGATCTTATCTTCCTTCCTGTGGTACGATTCATACCTTTCTTCATAGTCTGTTAAGTAATCATGTCCTACATTAGTATCAAAAGAAACAGAAAGAGCAGTAGAGAGAATACTAGGAATAGCATCCCTTCCTTTGGATTCATCTTTTCCATCTGCTAACTGAATTGATTCCATCAGTGCCAAATATATAGCACGATCTCTACACCATTTCTCTGTGGTGTTAACCAACCAATCTAATTCAGAAGGAGACTCTTCTAAAGATAAAATAAGATCTGTAATCTCTTTAAAAGAAGAATCATTTATATCTTGACGTTTTTCAGTCTCAATACATAGAACTTCTTTAGTAGCAGGTGTGTTGTATTCCTCAACAAAATTTAAAATCTCTTCAAATACAACCTTTTGATTAAAGTCCTCAAAGTATTCTGCTTTAATAAAAGGAATTACTTTGCGAACATACTCCTCATTATATAAAAGGTTTCTAAGAATTAGAAACTCAACCTTCTCCATAACTAAATTCCTTTTGTGCTATTTCATCAAGGGCTTGCATTACCTCATCGGTAAAGTAAGTCTCTGGTGAGGTAAGAATCTGTTTTGCATATAACTTTTTACCAGCAATTTCGTATCTTCCTGCGACATTTTTCCAGAGTCCACCGATCTCACCGAGTTCCAATAAACCATAATACCTATCAAGACCACGATCATCATAGAATAAACGTATCTCAACGGTCTTATTCTCCTTACTTAAACGAGATTTGTGAGTCTTTGCTTTGATAATGTTTCCGATGACTTCTTTTCCATCTTTCTCTTTTTTCTTGCTGAGATAAATGATTGTACTCGCTGCATATTTGAGTCCACTGCCTCCCCCCATTTCTTTCGTTGGTACGTAAGCTCCGATGACATCGTACGTATGATTAGTGACAATGAGTGGTACATTCGCTTGACCAAGTTTAAGGGTTAACATTCTAAATGCTCCCTTAACCAATTGAGATTTGGTCATATCACGCACCTGTTTGTCGTCAAGTGCGTCCCTAATCTCTTTCTCGGTAGAGAGCATTCCAAGAGAGTCTAACACAAACATACACGGTTTGCGATCCTCTATGGGCATTTGTAAATATTTATCAACTGCCTTAAGTGCCTTACCTCTAAACTCCTCAATAGTTACTACATTAATAACAACCAGTCTACTTAAGTCAATGCCACGAGATTTGAGTAATGGTTTATTAACAGCAGCCTCAGTATCGAAATAGAGACAGTAACCGTCAGGATTAGAGTCCAAAAAGTTCTTGACAACTGCGAGGGAGAAGAAAGTTTTCCCAGTACTGCTTTCACCAGCGATGGCAGTAATTTTATTGCTAGATACGCCACCATAAATGGAACCCGACACCAATCCGTTAAAGATGTACGAACCTGTGTCGATGAACTGTTCGGTTCCTTCGATGTCTTTGGCGAGTTGGGTGTAGTCATCACCGATCTCTTTTACTATCTCTTTTAAAAAATCCATAATTTAAATAATGATTTAGATGTCACACTCTGCTATGTCAAATTTCTCCTTCTCTAGATTGTTAGTATCACGAATGTTTTTTAAAAGAAAGTAGAGTCTAGTATCTCCACCCAAAGAAAGTGCATGAATAATAGTATCTAAATCTTTATGATCGATAGGTAATTGCATTAGGAGAAGAAAAGTTCTAGGTTTACAGTTTTCTCAACATTCCACCCAATAGCATCTAAAATGATCTTGAGTGGTTCCAAGAAGGCTTTGTCAAATTGTAAGTCATAATCTATGTACTTGTCAATACCAATTTCGCATGGAAAATCCTGAATAAACGAAATAATATTCTCATGAATAATATTAGGTTTCTTCAGGTAACAGAATTTAATTTTTTCACCATTCTGGATGAGAGAGTACTTATTATCCAACTTATGTTGCTTAACATAATGGTTATACAATAAAGCACCACGTATATGTATAGGAGTTCCTTTGGCATATATTGTGGAAGATGCCTTATACTTTGACACATTAGAAGCAGTTCGAGGGAATGCAATATCCTCTGGTGGAAGTTTCTTAAATTCCTTCCGTGACTTGTCAATAAAATTAATTACTTCATCTTCTGTACCATTCATCATAATCTTAAGGGCATCCTTAATCATGGTACGACAAGGTGCAGGTGTAGAGGATTTAACTGCCTCAATACCCATCATCTTTAATTTTGGTTCTTCATATCTCACACCTTCACTATCCCATACATTAAGGATATAACGCTTCTTAGCAGTCCATATACCCCTCTCAGCGATATTCTCTCGCTTCATTTGCATCTTTTGGTCATAAGCACTTACGTAGTCGGCCAACGCTTGGTAAGAACTCTCAATAAAAGGTTCAAATTCATTTTCACACACCTTATTAAGGAACGTGACAACGCCCTGATTAGTTTTCTCTCTGCCCTCGTATACACGGTCAACCAAAGGCCCCAAATTAAGATAAATGGAATCAGTATCTGAAGCAATAACATAATCAACATCCTCAGTTTTTAAGATCTTATTGATCTTTTGGTTCATCTTATTCTCTATCCAACGTATGGATACTTGTCCAGACAAAGTAATTGCTTCTGCATTAGCGAGTTTGTAATAGCGGAAGTACTGATTGCCGATAGCACCATAAGCACTGTTAAGAGATATCTTTTTCGCCATCTGTATATTGTTGCATCTGGCAATTTCTTTACTAAGAGAAACAGATGGAGTCTTCTCATAAGCTTGTTTGGCATCTAACATTCTCCGTTTAAATACTACTCTATCACCATACATCTTATCCATCAACTCTGGTAAGAATCCACGCACATCCTTTCTATACTGTGCTCCATTTGCACATGTAGCATACTCAGGATCGAAGTCTGTTATCTCCTCATTTAAGATCCCTTCAACACTCGAACTGGCATGTCGAGTCTCCCTGAGGGTTTCTGGGGAAATGTTATATTGCATAATAAGATGAGGATACAGACTGTTAAGGTCAAAAGAGACCACCCAATCATACTTTCCTGGTTTCGGTTCCTTGACATAAGCCCCCGCATACTTTTCGTTTTTTTGTGATCTATTCTTGGGAGGAATCACTATGTTCCTCTTCTTCAAATAGTTATAGATTATGGTGTCCCACATCCGTACCTGATAGAACACATCATTATAATTGACCTTGGCATCATAGGCCATAGTCAGACACAGTTCTATTAACTTCATCTTGTCTTCCAATCGGTCAACAAGTTCAACGTCAATTATATTATACTCAATAAACTTCTGCCAACCCTTTGTATAGAATTCCTTAAACGTATCATACTCCGAGTGATCTAACTTCTTCTGCCCTAGTTCTACTTGGGCAATATAATCCAATCTATAAGACTCTTGTGCCTTATAAGTAAACTTCTTATAAAGATCAATATAATCTAGTTGAGTGACACCACCTACATCAAATACGGTATGAGTTCTACCCATAATATGAATCTCACTCTCAGATACAAGTCCCCAAGGAGAGAATCTCTTCATCAACTTCTCACCCAGAACTCTATCTAATCTCTTACAAATATAAGGTATATCAAATAATTGTATGTTCCATCCAGTAATCACATCTGGAACATCCTGCATCCAATAGTTTATGAACGATGTAAGTAATTCATGTTCTGTTGGACAATGATGATAGATTACATCATTCCTAGTATTCTTAAAGGGTTTACTTCCCCAAGTAGTGATCTGCTTAGTTGTATAATCTTGGATTGTGATTGCCAAAATCTCTTCTGAGCACGATTCAACATCAGGGAAACCTTGCTCAGACGTAGTTTCAATATCCAAAGTAACAAGCTTAATCTTAGATATGTCAAACTTGATTTCATCCTCTGGGTATTTCTCTGAAATATATTGATATATGTATCTGTCATTCCCATATATTTCAAATCCCTCAATATCTTCGTACTTCTTATAGAAGTCACGACAGTCTCTAACGGTTCCTGGATTAATTGCTTCAACTTTTTCTCCACTCAACGTTTTATATTTAGTCTTAAGATTCTTTTTAGATTTGACAAATAGAGTTGGAAAGAACTCATCACGATGTTCATACCTTCTACCATTCTCAACTCCACGGACCAAGAACTGGTTTCCGATTAGTTGAACGTTGGTGTAGAATTTCATTCTGTAAGGTCTAAGTATTTTTCAAGTAAAGTTGGTGTGGGATCTACAAGAGTAAGAATCTTGTCAGAACTCATCATGAATATATCATCCTTAGTCACATTAAGCAACCAAGGTTCTAATACATTATCTTCCTTAACAATAAAAGGATTGATTAGTTTACAATCTGGTTCACCAGGAACCACAGCTGCAATTTCTGCAATCTCACTAATCAGAGTCTGATGTGTCGTGAGTTGAACTATCTTCACTATCTTTGCCATTTCCTACTACATCCTCCAAATACATTGTTCTTAATTGTTCTTTTGGTTCCACCATTGTAACTACCCAATCAGCTGGAACAGGGATCTTAGGATCTTCTGAGAGAGGCATCCAAGGAAACATAGAAATCTTATATGCAGATTTCTGATCTTGTATTTCTTCACCTTCTCTCAATTTAATGATACAAGGTTTATCAAAAAAATATCCAACTATTCTTCTTTCATCTTCTTCTCCCACAACCATCTCAGTAACATCAGCAATGATGTCTTCTCCAGATTTTAAGAGAACTAATTTAGTCGTCATAATAGATATTTACCTCCTTATATTATAAGAAAAAAAAGAGAGTCTGTCAAGACTCTCTCTTCTTCTCAATTTCAGCATCTACAATGTCTTGGAGTTTCTCAAATTCTCTAACACGATCAATATCTATAAGCAATTGAGAGAGTTGAGTAACCACTATGGGTTTTTCATTTGTAGCAGAACATCTAATTGCTGCTCTGAGACTACCCTCTGCTTCAAGAAGATGGTCTAGTGTTTGTTGAGATAAAGCCATAGTTAAAACCAATCCTTACGTGTGTGATGTTCGGGAACAATTTTACCCAACTTAATGGTAAGAAGTCCATCTTCAAAATTTACATCTCTAATTTCTGTATCATCAGAGAGTGTCCAAGATCTTTCAAAGGATCTTTGTGCCAAACCCTTATGGGCATAATCGGCATCCTCTTTTTCTTCTTTTTGTCCTTCAACTGTTAGTTTACCATACTCTGTGTAAACATGCACCTCTTTCTTTTTAAATCCTGCAAGTGCAATCTCTAAACGAGACTCAACATTATTTACATTGACAAGATTGTATGGTGGATAGTTGGTTTGATTGGTGACACTAAAAAAACGATCTAGATAATCATCTAAACCGATACTATTTCTATTAATCTTCTCCATCAATTCTGGAAGATTAGCAGCGTGATACCTTGTTAGGTTTCCCATGATTGTAGCTCCTTTACTAAGCGAGTGTGTTTGTATGTACCCTTGCGGCGTACACTACTAATTATACACGCAAGCATTAAAAAGAGGGGTGTGAAACCCCTCCAAATTCTATTCGGTTTTCTGAACTTAATCTAAAACTAATCTGCACTCCTTAATGCAGTTTTTGTCGTCTATTGCACAGTCAGTGATACACTCAAAGTATTCCGCTACTTGATCTGTACCATTTGTGGCTTCATATGAAGGCCATGCTTTGAGATTATTGTACGAGATTAAATTGTGCATTTTACCTCCAGTGTACTTCTAATAACATCCATAACCAATTTTAGTTTAGGATCATTTGTTTTCATTTTAACACAAAACTATTTATATGTAAAGCACTTTTTTACAAGACTTTAGTAAAGTTACGTATCTTCTGTAGGTTTAGTTTTCTTACCAATATTATATTTCTGTTCTAATATCCAATCTCCTTTATCTTTATATGAAAGAACCTTAATCTGATTTAAAGGTGCAATATCAGTGACTGATTCCTCCTTTACCACAGAAATAAGTCCCCAATCCGCAAGAAGACGGGTAATACGATTCCTACGTTGAACATCATTACCAGTAAGATTAGCATGTTTACCATCAAGAGCAAACAATTCCTTAAAGTGTACAATATAGTATCTACCCTGCTTATGCAGTATATGACAACTTTGATATAATTTCTTTTCCTTACGTGATGCTACACCAATTCTTGTAAGAGTTTCTCGTACCTTTAGAAAATCATCAGGTTCATTTAAGGTCACCTCTACCATTTGGGCTTGCGACCACTTTACTTCAGGTTCAGTGGTAGTCATTTCGATCCTCCAATTTCAAGTCGTTGTTTAATAAATTTAATTTGTTCAGGGGTTAATATTTTCAAAGCATTAGATGCCTTTTCGTTACTATAACCATAGTATTGTTTGATGATTTCAAGGTCTGTGACTTTATCCTTACGGAGCCAGGGACTGAATCTTTTCTTTTTCCTAAGTGTATTTAGATAAAATGAATATTGCATGTCCTTATCTAGGAATGAATACTTATTCATTTCATTAGCATACATTATACAATCAATATGTCCTGATAAACAACGGTTAACAATATATGGAGAATAATCCTTTATATCATGAGACAAATCCTCTTTAGTAAAATTGATTGAATTCAACCAATCTTTCAATTCAGTTTTCATAATGCAGGGCGTTTCATTTTTTCATCCTTTACGGAAATGATGATTCTATTATTTTCATAATCAGCCTTAAACTCTAATTCCACGTCATGAGGCCACATTAGTTCTTCATATAAAGCATTGAGACGATCCATATCCTCCCAAAGATTATTAATGTGTTCTGGTAGATAATCTTCTTCTTCCATTATCTTATGATTTGAATGTTGTCATCTTCTGTCCAGAGTTCGACCTCAGTTCTGAACCTTCCTTCCTTTTTAAGTTTCTCATAGCGTTTACCTGCTTTACGTTTCCACCATGATATAATGTTATCTAGGTAAAATTTATCCCAGTTAGGTCCAGGTATTAACTTATCTTGCTCACCGAGTAAGACTTCTCTAACATTTCCATATCCATAATCAGATGTATATGACCTCTTCCTTTGTGTAAGAGTAAATGCATTTTTAAGAACTCCATCTAACTCTTCAAGTTTCTCAAGTTGGTCATGTTCTTTTAAAGAATTCTTAGTCCATGAAATCATCCTAGTTTGTCTTTTCATCTTTTTAGATGAAACATAACTAGGAGTTACAGGATTATTATCATTGATCCTAGTAAATCGATCATGAAGTTCATGAAATGCTTTATCATGAAGCAATGGAAGGAATTTACTATCAGTTAACCCTTTATACCTTATAAAGGGTTTAAGACCGTCATACTGCGATGCAGAGGTCGTAGAACCATACAATGAAGTAGTCTCGAACCATCCAATATCTTTATCAAATACTTTATTCAAATGCTCTCTTGCAAAGTGGGACACACACATCAATGCAAGAAGTTTTCCACCAAGACAATTATAACCAAAAGGCTGAGAAGGAACAATCGCAAACCCCATTACAGCATGACGATTAAATATAGAAAGATTTGCAGGTTGACCTAACCATTCATTCCGTGGTTTAGAATTAATAGTGGGAGAACCAAACCTAATAAATCCAATTATCTTCTTACTATTCTTTTCATATACTATCCAACGTAACTCCCTACCAGGAATATTCTTCTCAATAATCGCAGAAGAAGTTGCTGTTAAAAGTTCATGATAATATGCTTGAGGAACTGATTGTTGAAATCTCTCTCCAACAAATCTAACTTCAAAATCCATATCCTCAGGATGAACGTCCTCATTAAAGAACTCATCCTTCAAAGAAACTATAGATTTACCTCTTGCATTAACTGCTGCTTCTTTAGTTACCCGAATATAATCCTCAATAGTATTAAATCTTTCAAAGTAATTAATAAATTGATCAGCAGCCCATATAGCGTCTACCTCACTAATAATCATAATAAAATAAAACCTTAATCTTTATCGTGGTTATGTTTCAATTTACCAGACATCTCATATGCCTCTTTGTTTCCACCGTGGCCATGTGCGATACCTAGTTCATGCATTTTAGCATGTTCGTCAATAGAATCTCTCAGTTTCTTACTTCCAGTACCGAATGTAAGATATAATCCCCATCCAACTAAACCAAAAAGAAGTAAACCAAAGAATAAAATAAATCCTTGATCTGGAGTAAGATTTAGATGCTGGATCATAGGTTGTTTCTCCCATGTTCCTGATAAGTGATAGACTGATGGTGTTGATAGAAAAATCATTTTTGTTTTTTCCAGTATTCGATTAGGGTTTGAAGTTCTTTAATGCGTTCTTCCGCATTTTTAATTTTATCTTTTAATTTTGTCATTTAAAATTACATTCTACCATAATTTCGGTAAGACATGCAAGCATATTTATCTCTTGGTCTGCGACGAATGCGATTTGATATTGATATTTCGCAATAACAAGAACGGCAGCAGGAATAGAGCTAGGGATAAGGGATTCGTAAAGACTATCGTAAATACGACGCAATAATACACTAGGATCATTGTCCAAGTTATTGACACACCATTTACGTACTTCTGGAAAGTTTTTTTCTTTGAGGTTTTTAATGAGATCATTTACCTTTACGTCAGAAAAATGTGCAAGTATACCAGTATCTATCTTACCTCCTACTGAGTATCTCTGACACTCATTAAGAACTCTTCTCCAATCAGGGAAGTGCTTATTAATTAATTGTGCTAGGACTTTCTTATCTGCTTCTATATGTTCTTGCTTTAATATATCTACTAATCTTCCGAAGAATTTTGCTGCAATTTCTTGTTTATGTTTTCCCTGAATACCAAACTCCACCACAGCACATCTCGAATGGAGGGGTTCAATGATTTTATTTTTGTAGTTGCAAGTGAAAATGAATCTACAGTTGTTGGAAAACTCCTCAATACTCGCTCTAAGAAGGAGTTGTACGTCGGGAGTGGTATTGTCTGCTTCATCGATAAT